GCCAAACACATTAAAGCTTTTGGTAAATACCTAAGAAGCCAACCAATGACGGCTGAAGAAAAAGGGTTTATGACTAGAGGCACTAACACGCAAATAGCTTCAACCACTACTTTAGGAGGGTTTTTAGTACCTGAAGAATGGCAACGAAGAATTGACGTAGCTAGAAAGCACGTAGGTTCTATTAAGAACATTTGCACGAATGTAAACACTATGGGCGGTGGGGTATTACCTTGGCCTAAAGTAGATGATTCTACCAATAGCGGTGCGGGTATTCAAACAGAAGGATCTGCTCCCGCTGTTAATGATTTAACATTCGGAGAAACTCAACTAAGTGCTTACACTTACACTTCTGGAATTATCAAAGTTTCGTTTCAATTATTGCAAGACGAAGATGTTGATTTAGTTCCTTTAGTTGGTGAATTAGCGGGTATGAGATTAGAGAGAGCGCAATCAGCTCACTTTGTTTCAGGTGACGCTTCAAGTAAGCCAGATGGTTTTATTACAGCAATCGATCCGTACAATGCGGGCGGTGACGGTGGATCTCTTACAAGTGATGTAATTTATGACTTGGTTGCTTCAGTAGATGTAGCTTATCAAGCAAATTCTCACTTTGTATTTTCACCCGCCACTTTAGGTACAATTAAGAAGCTTTCAGTTGGAACTTCTGACAATCGTCCTTTGTGGGTTCCTGGTTTGGCACAAGGCGAGCCTTCCACTATTGACGGTTCTCCGTACTTAGTATGTGCTGATATGGCTGATGAGGCAGATGCAGCTAAATACATGGCTTATGGAGATTTCTCTAAATATGTTGTAAGAACAGTTGGAGGAATGAATCTAATGAGAATGGATGAGCGTTTTGCTGATGCACTTGTTACAGGGTTCTTAGGATATGAGCGAGTAGACGGCCAATATGTTGGGGCTGATACTGGAGCTATCAAGTATGCGTACAGAACAGCAACCTGATTAATACTAATAAATCATAAAACGGGGGGTTTAACCGCCCCCCTTTTTTTAACTATGGAACACTCATATAAATACACTTTAACTTCAGCACCTAGTACAGAGCCATGCACATTGCAAGAGGCTAAAGACTGGGCAAGAATCACGACATCTAACGATGATACGTTAATTACCGCGATGATTTCAGCGGCTAGGGTACAAGCTGAAGAATTTATGGGGAGGGCTATTATCACTCAAACGTGGGATGTTTATTTTGATAGCTTTAGTTATGATATGGGAATTACAAAAGGTGGGATAACAGCAATATCTTCTATTAAATACCAAGATGAAGATAATAGTGAGCAAACATTAGCCACTAGCAGTTACGAAACAACAAGAAATTTAAACGCTGATTCTAAGAATAAAACTAGAATTAGGGTATCTAATGCGCCTAATATTTATGGTGATGGATTAGAGAATGTTTTAATAACATTTGTGGCGGGTTGGGCCAATGCCGCTGCCGTACCAGAGTTAATCAAATCAGCAATTAAGACAAGGGTTGCGACATGGTACGAAAATAGACAAGAGGTGGTAACGGGAACACAAGTAAACAACATTGGGATGCAATATGACTTATCCTGGTTTGAGAATATGTTATCTCCTTATAAGGTTATAGATTTATGAAATACTTGTTTTTTATAGCGGTTTACAAGAGATTAGAAATAACCCGCAAATGTTTTGAGAACCTAAAAGCTTTAAGCTCAAAGTTTGATATAAATGTTTTTTGTGTTTGTTCTAGTGTGGATGAGGCTGAGCTATGTAATGAGTTTGGATGGGATTGGACAATAGCTGAGAACTTTCCATTAGGGGCTAAATTTAACAGCGGTTTAAAGGAAGCTATGAATTTTGACTTTGATAGATTAATACAAATAGGGAGTGATGATATTATTACAGAGGATTTACTTATTAAATATAGGGAGGTTGACGCCCCTTATTTTGGCATTAGGAGAGCTTTTATAACTAATGGAGAATCGGCTAAGATTTGGGATGTGTACGAAACAAACAAGATACATTCACCTATTGGTGCGGGTAGAGTTTTCACAAGAGAAACACTATTAGAGGTACTGAAGAAAGGGGATCTATGGCCTAATGAAATTAGAAGGGGTTTAGATGGTGCTAGTGACACTCAAATGATGATTAGAGGATTTAGATGTAAGCTTATTGACTTTGAAGGTATAGGGATTATTAGTTTAAAATCTGACGTTAATATATGGAAGTTTGAGGATATGAATAACTGTGGAGAAGTAGAAATGAAAGACTTAGAACCCTACTTATGAATATAGGCAAACTAGATAGATACGTTACAATTCAATCTGTGAGCTATGCGGATGATGATTATGGTGACGGTCAAACACCAACGTGGTCTAATTACGCTACTAACGTGCCTTGTGATATTATATGGGCTAATGTGAGAAACACAGAGAAATTTGAGGCCGCTCAATTAGTTTCAGTTGATGCGCCTTCTATAAGATTAAGATATGATTCAGGTATAGTTGTGGAGATGAGAGTAGTATATAATTCCGAAAACTACTATATCACAGGAATAACAGAAATAGGTAGAGGGCATGGAATGAATTTAGCAACCGAAAAAAGAGATAATGAGTGATTCTATAAACTTTGACATGAAGGGATTAGAACAAACCATTAAAGCCTTTCAAGAAATAGAGGACGGTGCATTTAAAAAACGAGCGGTTAAGGCCGCTGAACGTAAAGCGGGAAAACTGTACTTAGACAAGGTCAAAAGAAATGCGTTAAATATAATAGATGATTCGGGGGAGCTTTCAGAATCATTTGGGATTATAAGAGATAAAGGGAGTAAGGAGTGGATAACTACTAAATACGGAGCGAGAACAACTGGTAAATATAGAGCCAAAAGAAAAAGAAACGGAAGCTATGAAAGTGGTGGGTGGTTGGCTCATTTCTACGAACAAGGTACTAAGGATAGAAAAACAAAAAGCGGCCATAAAACAGGAAGAATTGAAAAAACAAACTTTCAAAGCAAAGCATTTAAGGCCAGAAAGAACGTGGCACAAATGAAGCTAAAAATGGAGCTACAAAAGGGTTTAGTTAAAGCTATAAATAAAGCCAAACAAAAAGGAATGAAATTTAATAATTTCTCATGAGTGTAGGAAAGGCAATATATTCAATATTAAACAGCGATAGCCCTGTGAACACAGCGGCAACGGGTGGGATATATCCTGACTTTATTCCACAAGGCAAAGTGCCGCCATTTATAGCTTATAGAATACAGGACAGCCAATTTAACGAAACAAAGGACGGTGTCAGCTCATTAGATGAGTTTGATATTACGGTTGTAGCGATAGCAAAGACAACAAACACAGCCGATGATTTAGCTATTAAGATTAGAACAGCATTAGACGGATATGACGGCACAGCTAATGGGGTTGTTGTGGATTCGATATTTATAACAGACAAATCCACACGACACAACGAGGCTGCCGAAATGATGGAGATAGAGCAAGATTTTACTGTAAGAATTAAAAACTAAAATATGAAATACGAGTTAATTAAAAGACTTAAAAGAGATTCTAAAAGATGGTATGAGAAAGGCCAAGTTTTAGATATAGACGAGATCAAAGCGAAATCGTTAATGGCTGCGGGATATATCGCAGACCCAAATAAACCAATTATTAAAACCAAAATAGTAAATAAAGATGGCAACAACTAACGTAATAAACGGAACGTCTTTAGTAATTTACATAGATGGTAATGCTGTGGGTCATGCTCAAAACCACAGTTTAACTATCGGTAATGCACTAAGAGATATAACAACAAAAGACAGCGCGGGATGGGCTGAGAAATTAGGAGGACTTAAATCATGGTCATGCTCTGGTGATGGATTACTAGCACTAGATGACACATACAACCCTACTGATTTAACAACGCTTTTGATAGCGGGAACGCAAGTTACAATAAGATTCACAACCAACACTACTGGAGATGAATACTGGACGGGTAACGCAATAATGGAAAGCATAGACTTCACATCCCCAACAGAGGACAATGTAAGCTATTCATTCGCAATTTCTGGTGACGGAGCATTAACAAATCCACAATTCACATAGGATATGATTCCTCAATCAATAGAGATAGCGGTAATAAAAGAGGTTAATAATGAGCTTGTAGAGGTATCACAAAGGTACTTCTATGAG